AAAAAAGTCTGATGATGCGCTTTTTGAATAATTTGGGTCAATTGATAATATATATTTTTTTAAAGGATCACCAGTAACTTTAGAATGTGGATATTCACCATCTGGAATGGTACATTCATTCATTTTACGCATGGAAAAATATCCATCGCCACCATCACGAAATTGTGCGCCATATTCGCGTTGAAATGAATCTTCTGATATACTTGCTCTTTGTGACTGAATAAACTCTCGGTTTAATATGGTTGCTGGTATAGCTTCCCATCCCATTTGTGATATAAAATAAGTTGGCCTTTCCTCTTCCTTATTATTCATCGTCAAAATATCTGGACGTTCTACAAAATCATTCCAGTCAGAGTACATTTTATATAAATGCTGAAATTGATAAGATGCAGATGACAAGCAAATCATTTGCGCGGCATTTTCAAAAATCATTTTATTATTAGGATGTAATGTGCCAGCTTTAATTAGCTCGTCCTCTAATTTTCTAACTTTAATTCTAAACGCAGCATCTCTTGGTGAAGACAGGAATGGTGCTAATACATCATTAATCATCTGTGGAGATAATAGCAAAACCTCATCAAGGATAAGAACGTCACAGCGCATACCTCGCGTATCTTCAGAAAGTGGAATGGCGCATATATATCCACCATTAACGTCCCATTGAAATTTATCGTTTCTTAAATATGGTTTTTTGTCAAAGCATGATCTTGCAAGCTGAGCTTCTTCTGTGTTTAATAGCCTTACAATTTCTTCAAAAATTCTACGGCTTGTTCTAAAATTCGCTGAAGCAATAACAATTCTAGTACCAGGCTCAAATATGCATTTTAATATACAATACCAACCAGCTAAAGTAGATTTCCCACCACCACGACTAAAAATAAGCATGCAATTATTCTTTTCAAACATTGCATTTATATGCATAACCTGCATAGGCTCCATATTAATACCAAGAATTAATTGTGATGTAAATCCAATATTATGGCGCAAAAATTTTGCTAAAGTTATTTTAGCCGTTCTATCATCAAGCTCTCCATGAAGATTTAGCAGTTCTTTATTTACATCTGCTATATCTTTTACTGGTTGATTTCCTGCCCAAATTGCCATACTATATTATTTCTTTTTCAATGCAATATTGCAAATCTATTTTTTTAACTTCATCACCAAGGCCTAAAATTTTTAAAATTAAATCAGTCATATGCTTTCTGCCATCACAATATACAATTTGAAAACATTCATATTTTTTATATAAATCTCTAACCCGATGAAATATATACTCTGGGCTTGTTGCAAACCACCGTTTTTTATTATAGGCCAAAGAGCTATATGATGCTTCGACCATTATAATAATATATCCATTATTATTTTGCGCTCTTAACAGTTCCCTTTCAAACCTTTCAAGGTTGGCACCAAAAGTTCCAAAAAAATCACTGAAACTTTTACGCTCAATAACAATTCTTGAAGCTGGAGATAATGCATAGTCGCCATAATCAAGCGCAACATTTACTTTTCTCAAATCTTTTGCAAATTTTAAAGGTCTTTTTTCGCGGGTGTCAATTACTATTTGCTTTGCAGGTTTTGAATTAGTAGCTCGTATATCTAAATTATAATAATCATATTTAGACTCTTTATTGCTTTTGATACATATTTCATTATAGTTAGCCGAGCATAATTTTTCTATAAACCTAATTGATGGTAAACAGCTTACTGTTTGTACAAAAAATTCTGGTGGTGCATTTTTTAAATTTTTAATATCACAGTATTTTTTAATTTTTCCAGATATATAATCTAAAGCTTTTTCTTTACCAACTTTAGCAAGCCAAGATTTCATAGAAATTTTATCTTCAAAATCTGAAAGAAAATACTGCTCTACTGATTTGAAATGTATTTTTTTCTTGTTTGATAGGTCATGTCTGGGATAAAATTGTTCGAAATATCTTTTTTGAGATATCTTGTGTTGCTTTAAATGTTTTGAAAGCTCTATCACGCCACTAAATTTTTTAGTGCAAAATTCACATTTAAGTTCCATATTAACCCACCAATTCTTCTATTGTTGCTCCGCGAAGAAGAGCTTTTATTTCACTCATTGAATTAATACGACCAGCCTCCTCTTTTATTTTCATTTTTTCTAGATCAGCTAGGTGTATTGTTTTTTTTCTAAACTCTTCATCTTTCCAAGCTTGTACTAAATTTATAAGCTTTTCAAATCCATCGCTTTTTTCTTCTAAGCGTTTATTTCTTTTTGTTGTTAAATCGTTATATAATTTTGTTTTAATATTTTCGCATGAATTAAGCTCAGTCTGCAGTACATTTATAGCCTCGTTCATTTTCATAGAAATTTCTCCTGCGGCCATGGTTGCGCGCAGAGATTCTATTCGCCTTTGAATTTCAGCCGCTCTTACAATTTGATTGCACAAAGTAATAAATTGATCCAAATCTTCCTGTGTTAAATCTGGCTTATCATGAGTATATCGAATAAAAGCATCTTCAAAAAGATCTCGATCTCCTTGAATTTTATAAGTATTAATTTGATATATGAAGCGAAATATATTTAAATATTTTTTAAGCTGCTGCATTTCAAAAAGCTGTTGTTTTTTTAATACCTCTTCGTTATATCCATAATTTAAATATTTATTTACGCGTTCAATTGTTTGTTTTAAAGTTTTTGGTGGTTTATATTCAGAATCTATTAACTCTTCTGGATTATAATTAATATTAACAATTTCTAGTTCGTCTTTTGGCTGCGGTATATTATCTCTTTTAATAGTATCTTTAATTTCTTCAATTTTTGCATTAATTGTTCTATACTCTTGACTTAAATTGGTAAGAGCATCATTATTAAAAAGTTCTTTTGCTATCTCTAGCGCGCTTTTAACTCTAAAATTATTTTGTATATAAATAACCTGCTCTTCTGTTAAATCAATAAATCCTTTTAAAATAACCGTTCTTGTTTTAAATTTCAGCCCACTCTCTTTGCAGAAGGCTTTAATTGCCCTAGCTTCTTTTGTTTTTCCATCCAGAGCATCATTTTCAAAAACACTCTTGACAATGTTTGAAAGTTCAGGCTCCAAATCTACAGAAAAAAAATCAAGCACTTTCTTTTTGTGCTCTTCAGAAAGTTCAAAATTTACTGAATCAGACATATTACATTATCATTTCTTTGACAATTTTCTTTGCTTTTATTACAATCTGCGCTCTTATTTTTTTAACAAATTTATATCCAGTTTTTGTAGATCCATTTTTATAACCAAGCATTGTTATAACTTCTGTTTCTGGATATCCATCTACAAATAAATATGTATAAACCTTTTGCTGAACTGGCGTTAAAGATTTTAACATTTCGCTATGAACTTTTGGAACAAACGATTCAAAATCAAAACCGCTGGAATCTGATGCGCGAGCATCAAACTCATTGCCCTCACCAAAAATTCTTTCATCATTTACGCTAACTGGCAACTTAACATCATAAGCATGTTTCTTTGTTTTCTCCCATTTTGCATAATCAGCACATTTAGAAGATTGAACATTATATAATTTACAATTATTTCCGCCAGCATTATGTGGACAATTTAAGCATGGTCGGGCATAGTTAGAGTAATTATTTCTAACAAGATTTATAATCTGATTTGTAATAACAGTATTTAGCCACGGAAGTAGCGCCATCTCTGGATTCCACTTTTCCCATTTTTTAAAAATATGCAGTCTTAACTTTTGCTCTACATCATTAAAATCCATCCATGCAATGGATGTTAATTTCCACTGAGAACGTCTTTTAGCTATCTCTTGATTTATTATATCCAAGCAGGACTCGAAAGATGGGCGTTCCATACTTATTCTTCGTTATCTATCATATCAATATTATTTTGATAATTTCGACCTGACATCTTAGCTTCAGAAACAAAACTTTCAGGTAGTGTTTTTGCTATTTTTTTTCTTCCACGCTTTTGCTTCGCTGATTGCTTTATAGATGTAGATTGTTTTTTCTGGCTTGGCTCATCTGATACTAAATCGCCAAGCCTAATTCCGTTGCTTTGATTATTTTTTTCTATATTTACATCAAGGCCACGCATTGAACTATAATCACCAATAATTTCAGGATCAAATACTTCATCCACATGATCAACGCTATCCTTTTTATTTACAGCGATTGGATTTGTTATATTAACTTGAAATTGATTTGATTTAATAATACTTGTTTGCGGTGCCACAATAGAAAATGAAGACCCACAATGAGAACAAAATTTTGGTTTTTGAAATTGGTAAAGGTTTTTACCGCCACACTTTGGACAAAAATAACTTAACATAATTAAAATAAATTTATTATGTATTATTCTACAAAATAATAGAATAAAAATCTAATTTTAATTTATTTTATAATTTTTGGCTTGGGCACCAGCTATCTTGATAAACTTGAGAAATGTTTGTGCTATGAGCTTTAGTTTTCTTTTCTTTTTCTTTTTCAGCTAATTTGATTGCATCTTCTTTTTTGCGCTCTGTTATTTTTTTAACCACAAATTTGCAAAGCTCAGATCTTAAAATATCATCCTCTGTAAATTGAAAATGATGGATTCCCATCCTTTTTGATTCTTCGCATGAGAATAATTCAACAATTTTATCAAAAGCACCCTGTTTATTAAATGGAAGATCTGACTGCGATGAATCTGCACATATAATCATTTTTGTAAATTTTCCAATTCTTGTAAGTAATGTGGCAAACTCTGATAATGTGGCGTTTTGCATTTCGTCCATAAGCACTACCCTTGCTGCAAAACTCAGTCCACGACAAAAGTTAATAGGCTGATTTGTAATTCTATTATCTGTTTTTAATCTTTTTATCTGATCAATTGGCAAAAGTTCTTCTAGCTTGTCAGCAAATGGCATCATATAGACATCATATTTAGATTGCAGATCGCCAGGCAAATATCCAAGCTTTGAATCGGCACTTTCTACAGCCGCTCTAACACATATAATATCAGAGACCTTTTTATCATTTAACATTTGAAGTGCGGCCCTAACAGCAATTAATGTTTTGGATGAGCCAGCTGGTCCACTTACAAAAACAATTCTGGCTTCTTTATTATTAATTAAATTAAAAAATTCTTTTTGCTTGCTAGTCCACTCCAACTCTCTTACTTTTAATTCAAAATCAATTTTGTCTCTTTGATATATTTTTGGACTTTTATCCTCAATACGTACCTTTTTACTTCTTTTTTGATGTGACATACGCTTAATAGCAATTACATTGTTTTAATTACAAATAATATCATTTTTCATTTAATTGAATAATTAATATTTAAATTTATAATATAGGTGTATCGCGCTATAAGATCTGTAATATTTACCAATGCCAACAAATTTTCAACAGTCAAAAGATGTTCTTCACCCATTAGCGTTTGAATTTATAAATAAATGTAAAAATTTAAATGCCCAGCTCGATGCATCCGAAATAAATGCAATTGATTTTTTAACAAGGCAACTTTTACAAAACAATCTTTGGGATAAATTCAAAGCAATATACCCATTTGTTGGAAAAAGCTCACAAACACATTCTTTAAATTTAAAAAATTTACAGAGGCATACTATAGTGTGGTATAATCAAAATGATTTAAAACACGATAAATTTGGAGTTACAAATAGCAATATTGGATATGGCAACACTATGGTTGCCCCAAGCTGGTTTAGTGATAATGATATACATATATCAGTATATAACTCGACGTATTGGCAAAACACATATGATACCGCTCCAATAATAGGA